ATGATGCCGGTTGCGATGGCGCATGGCATGTTTCCCAAGTTCCAATCTCGCCTGCGTCCATCCTCCTCGCGCTATTGGTTCGCCAACGATGGTGTACGCAAGGCTGCAACCGGCAACATCGTGCAGCGCATCTTCGGCAAGGGTCCGCGCGGTGATACGGGCCCGCAACTCTCCGATCTTCTCGTGCCGATTCGCCGCACCTACATCATCGATCTCTCCATCAACACAACGAAGAATCCCATCCCCATGGGCGAGCCTGGTTCCTCCTGGGCGTATACGGTTCCCTACGTTGGTCAGGACATTCCCACCGGCAGCGATCCGAAATCCGGCTCTCCTACTTACCGTAAAGCCAACGAAAATGATGCACGTCTCTACCCTTACCGCCGTTTAATGATCGCCTCTGATCAAGTGGTCATGTATGACGGACCCGGCTTCGATTGGCATGGCATGTTCCCCGGCGTATCCTTTGCTCTTGACGAATATCCATGGGAACCACTTGGCTTCTCTTTGGTCAACGATGGGTTCGAGATCAACGAAGCGATTAAGCAGCTCGCTCGCGGCAATATGGATAAAGCGGCCGCGCAATTAGATATGCCCTTAGCGTTCGATTCCAACGCCGTCGCTGCCAAGGAAGCCAAAGCCTTCGATCCCATGATGCCTCGAGCGCGTATCGGTTATGACGGCTCTGCCATGGACGGCGAGCCCTTCCGACCTGTTGTACCGCCCGAGGTCTTAAAGATCACGCCCGAATCGATGGCCATGATTCAATATCTCGAATCCGCCCTCGATTCTCAAATGGCCATCTCTGACATGCAAGCCCTTGCCAAGCTCCGCGCAGTCGGTTCCATGGACGACATCGAAAAGATCCTCGAAGCCAACGGTCCCATCATCGAAGACATGTCCCGTTCGATGGAACCGCCCATGCGCGACCTTGGTATAATGACGAAATACAATGTACTCCAGTACTACACGACACCTCGCGTAATGCAGATCGTCGGCATCGACGGCGTGACTCCGCAAGTATTTGACTATGATCCATCGCAGATTGTTCCTTCTCACTTACCTGGTGAGAATCCAGACTTCCCCTCCATGCACGATAAAATCACACGCGCACGAGCCTTCGCCGACAATCTGGAGTTCTTCATACTCCCCAACTCTCTGCATGAAATCACGCAGACACAGATGAAGCTCATTCTCATCCAGCTACGCAAGGCCGGCATCAAGATCGACTCACAGACGATCGCCGAAGCATGCAACGTTCCTAACTACGGTACAATTCCCGGTTCCGACGTCATGGAACGCTTCAAGAACGAACAGGAAATGGACATTCAGTTCGCCGCGCGCATGCATGAAATTGCAGAGTCAGAGGGTCTTATTCCTCCTCCCACGGCACCTGGCGGACCTCCCGGCGCACCTCCTCCGGGTGGAGGCAATCCCGAGGGTCGTCCCACAACTGGCGTAGCGCCACCGCGTGTGGTATCGAAAGACAACGGGGCCCGCTCGACCATTACCCAATCCAAATGAATCATACAAATGGACATACGGCCATAGCTCCTGTTATCGACCATCATAAACTCGTGCGCGAGCGCGGCTTTCTTCCCTCCACTTCCCTCGCCGAAATCTGCGCGCATTTGAATGATTCCAACTCCACCGGAACCCTGATGATCGACTTCTCGCAAGGCGCAATGAACTCCATCCGCTTCCGTGAAGAACAAAAAGTATCCTTCGACGACAACAAATAACTAAAATCTCCTTGACAACCACTAGGGTAATCATCGTACAGTCTCATCCGTTAGCGGGATTCAAACTGGCGCAGCCTTAATTGGCGCGCGTACCAAGCGGCCCGCGTAGGACAGGATGGCTTCTTCCCCCATCTTCTCTTGCGCGGGCCGTTTTCTATTTACATCATCGATAGGAGACTCGAGTGAAAATCAGCAAGAAGGCGGAAATGAAAAAGGGCGGTAAAAAGGGCGGCAAATAACTAAGGGGGACGGTTGAATTTATCCCGTCCCACACTCTCGAAGAGGTGATTCGATGGCTTACGGCAAGTCCAGCAGCAAGGTTCAGAACATGGCGAAGATTGGCGGCAGCTCGAAGAAACTCTCGCTCAAGACCGATATGGGTGCAGGTATGGCTGGCTCCATTAAAAAGGGCGCGAAGTCCGGCCCGCACAAAAAGGTTTAATGGCATCTGGCGCCATTCCGGCCATGCCTAGTCCTGGTGGAGACGTTCCACCGCCGCAGGGTGGACCGACTCAGCCCGTACAGGTGGCACCAGCTCCTGCGACTCCATCGACGGGGCAGATAAAGACGGTTCTGTTAATCAAAGCAGTACAGGCTCTACGCATGCTATCCAAAGAGGCGCCTGAGATATCGCAAGACATTATGGAAATACTCAACAGGTTACAAAAAGCGTCTGGTGCAATGCAGGAAGCATCCACTCCCGGTGAGCCGCAAGCTCCGCCGTCAGCTGGATAGTGAAAGGCGACTAAAAGAAACTCCACCATCCATGGAGGAAAGTGAACAATGACATACGCAGAACATCTCAAAACTCTAGGCGCAACGCAGGAAGACATCACTCTCCTCGACACGCCTCTTGCACGCAAGGCCTTCGATAAGCAGCAAGCTGAACTCACCGCCGCCACTGAGCGAGTCGCCGCAGCCGACAAAGCCCGCACCGACGACCGCGCGACCTACGAGAAATGGCGCGACGAACAAGTCCTCCCCGAGTACGCCAAAATGCAGAACGAACTCATCGCCGAGAAGGGTGAGCGCGCCAAGGCCGAGGCCGCGATTCGCAAGATGCAGGAACTGGGATTGATCGATGTGGCGAAAACGATGGGCTACGCGCCAGCTGAACCAGAAAAGAAGACTGGCCTGCCCGAAGGATTCGATCCAACCAAGTACGTCACAATGGATCAGGTCACACAGATCGCTCAATCAGAAGGCGATGCCATCGCACTCGCGCAGGACATTGCCGCTGAACATTCCGCATTGTTCCCCGACAAGAAACTCAACTTCCGTGCTCTCCGCGCCGAGGCTCAGGCCGCTCGTCAACCTGTAGAAGCCTATTGGAAGAACAAATATGGCGTGGATGCCGCGCGCGCTGCGCGTGAATCGGCGGATAAGGCTGCTTATGAGAAGCGCCTGATGGAACAAGGTGCGAAGGAAGAACGCGAGCGTCTGGCTACGACCTACGGCAATCCCGATTTGCGCCCCTTGGCACCCTCGACCTCACCTTTCACCAAGCGTCCCGAGGCAGGCCGCGAAGCGCAACCGTGGGAAGTGGGCGACCGCTCGAACGAGCGCGTACAACGCGCCACCAAGACAATTTTAGATATGCAGTCAGGACAAGGCGGGCGAGCGAACTAGCTCAACGATAAAGGAGAATAACTGTGGCTGACAAATTTGGATATCCTGTCCGTCGAATCAGTACTCGCGTCGTCATCGACATGGAGTCGATGCAAGTTGTCGAGCGCGATTCGTACGACTATTCAGGGCCGATGGCGCTCGCCGCGGACCCGACTTTCGACCAGATCAGCGCCACGACTCTCGCAGATTTGCGCGACGACATCCTCTACGATAACTTCTTCGTAGACACTGCTTGGTTGCGCAAGCTCCGCGTTTCCGGTGCACTCGATGAGTTCCTCGGCGGCACGCTCATGCAAACGCCATTCCAGTATGACCGCGTGAACGGCGGCGCGATCGCTCCCGGCTCTGACGTGACGGTCATGCAGAAGCAGATCCTTGCGGCGACGGCATTCGTTCCCAAGGAATACGTCGAGCAAGTTCCCTTGAACCTGTTCCAGACGAATGTCGTCCAAGGATCCGGTCCCGCGGTCAAAGTGAAGATTGTCGATGCCTACATGTCCAACGCCGTTCAGGCGCTCAACACCGACATCGCCATCGACTTCTATCGCCACGGTCAATCGATCTCTGGCAGCAACCGCATAATCTACATCAACGGAATCTCCGAGGCGCTCAACGATGGTGTCAATCCCTCCTGGGATGGCAACGTATTCACGACCTACGGTGGCCAGTCGCGCAACGGAGTGGTTGGCAACACGCTGAACTCAGTTCCGACATGGGTAGGCGACCAGGCCGGCAACACAGGTCAGATCACCTACAAGCAGATCGTCGAAGCATATCTCAACTGCGTGCAGCGCCCTGACATTGGCCTGTGCAACAAAGCTCTCTACGCCTATCTACTCGAGCGCCAGGAACCGAAACAGCGTTTTGAGATGCAGCAGGACGTATCGATCGGCATGAGCGGCCTCAAGGTACTCGACGGCATGATCTTCGAGGACAAGCTGGCTCCTTCGACCAAGTACGGGACGATCCTCCCGTCCGGCCTGTCGCAGACGACTTCGATCAAGCCATCCACCTTCACCACGCCAACTCTCTCGGCAACCCAGTCGGCCATCTCGAACTTCCCATCCGTGACCTCTTGCAAGCCTGGTGAACCGTTCTTCTGGCTGCGCGCCAAGGGTTGGAAGCTGCGCCCCTCGGCCGACCCAGAATACAATTTCAACTTCACGCCGCCGATCCGTTCGCAAACCAACGCGGATTTGATCGTCATGTTCCTCAAGGCGGCCTTGAATGCATACACGACCTCGCCGCGTGACAACTGGCAGTTGATCGGCGCCGGCTTCTAGTCAGGGTACAAACGATATTCGATTCTAAGTAAAGGAGAACTTAAATATGGCCGGCGGAATGCTCACAAAGCAGTGCGATGCTCTCACCGCGAAATACCTGAACGATGTGAACGACGCGACAGCCGGCGGAGTAGTTGTCTCCGTACCCTCTGGCGCGCCTGCGGTCAACTATTCAGCGACGCAGCCTGGGGATCGTATCGTCCTTGACGATGCGACCGCGCTCGCTCTCTCCGACACCGTCATTGGCACGCTCTATGGCGGCGTCTACATGTACGTTGGGTTCACCACGACCACGCAAGCTGCGGTCAAGGGCCGCATTGCGTTCTGGACAGCCACGAACCTCGGCAACGGGACCTACACCGTCACTGGCGATGCGCAGCCATCCACCGCCGTGCCCACCTATATCGCGGGAATTCTCATCAACGTCATCACCTCCACCAACTTTGGTTGGATCCAGGTGGCAGGCATCGCGACTGTCTCATTCGACTCCGGTACTCTGACCGCCATCGCGGCTGGCAACTGGGTAACTGCAAAGGTTAGCGCGACCCTGGCATCGTCCGCCGACGTAGGTGCTGCGGCTGGCGTCGTCACTCTCGCCGCGCAACTCGGCGTTGCAATCGCCGCACCCGTATCGAACACAGCATCGACCGTCATCCTGACTCGCGGCAACTTCATGGGCCGTATCTAAGGGGAGGATTAAATGGCATTTACTGCGGGCAATCAGCCTCTGGCTGGATATCCCCAGCCAGTCGGCGCGAAGATCGAAAAGGTATTCGATCACACAGGTCCTTCCTCCTATACGCAGTTCGCTACGCCGACCACCGGAGGCGACGTTATCAACGCTTCCGACCTAGGCATTGGCGGCATTGAATCGATGGCTCCTGTGGTAGACACGACCGGCAAGGTGATAGCCTATCCGGTGTTCAATTATGGCGGCTACGGGAATGCGGTACCATCGGTGGCCATTCAATACTGGTCGCTCGTCACCGCATCGCTCTATGGCCAGTCACAAGTCCTCGGCACGCAAGTCGTTGCGGCCTCCGACCTGTCCGGCCTGAGCTTCCGTTTCCGCGCACTGTGCGTCTAGTCCGATGGCGAGCAGCACATTGAAATCGCCATTCTCGACCAAGCCTAACAGTCATTTCGATACAGGAACCGTCACGCCACCGCTAAACGGTCCCAAACTATCGTCTAAATTATCCACCAAGATTCCAGCAAATAACTCTCATTTCGCTCGACCGCGGCGTAAACTGATGCCCAAGCCGCGTATGCCGAAGCGAGCGTTTTAATCGGAGCCGGGGGTGCATCATCTCACTCATAACCATGCAGTCCGAGCTTCGAGGAACCGTTCCTAAGCTCCCCTGGTCCTATACTCTCACTCTCATCAATCGTGCATGGCGGGAGGTTCGCGAGAAGAATCTCTGGTCGTTCAATCTAATCGACTGGGCATGGATATCGCCTCAGATTGTCACCTCCGGTACAGCTAATCTGACTCAAGGCAGCGCATCCCTCACCTTCGATGCGACCGCGATCGCTGCACTCAACGCATCGCAAGTTTCCTATCCGACCTCGCTCATCACACAACGCCAACTACGTGGCTCAGCCGCCGCCGGCATCTATAACATCATCGCGTACAATCCCATCACCGGCGCAGCAACGCTCGATCGCATCTACGCCGATCCCGGCAGCACTACTTCTACCTTCCAGGTCTACCAGGTCTATTACACCGCGCCTGTACGCGACTTTATGACACTTAAGACAGCGCGCAACATGTCCATGTACCTCGATATGATCGTTACGCGAGGCCGCGAGTGGGTAGATTCTCAAGATCCGCAGCGCTCGTGGTATCAGTTCCCTACCCATGTGGTTGCCTATAAGACTGACACGCGCGGCGCCGGGACCGTCAATCAATCCGCCACACTTGGCTATGCGATGTTTGAGCTCTGGGGCCAGCCAGTCTCACCATTTGTCTATCAATGTTATGGTTTGCGGCGTGGTGTGGATATGACCGATCCGAACGATACGCTTCCGTACTCCATCAGCGAAGAATTGGTCCTCGCTAAAGCGCGCATGTTCGCCTACGAGTGGGCAGAAGGAAACAAGGACATGGCTCCACGCGCCGCCGGACCTGATTTCAAGTTCCTAATGGCCAAGGCTGCCGACGATTTTACGAAATATCTCATTCGTGATCGCAAGAACGACAAGGAGTTTGTCGATAATTGGTTTAGTATACGCGAGCCAATGCTAGGAACGACCGGTTTCAGCTACTACAACACGCTTGCTGGAGTCGCAGGACCTTATGGCGGATAACGAACTCACTTTCCAACGCATGGAATTTGCCATGCCCGACGTACCGATCGCACTCGTCCCGCGTCCATACGAAACCGCCTACGGCACGCAGAAGATGATGTCCACCGCCGAGGCGCTGCGCATCGTCGATGAGTTCTCTCTTGCTCCCTCTGATGATTGGCTGGACATTTCCAACTACGCTTCTGCTCTCTACGTCTGCCAGCGCGATCACGAAGCTCTCATCGCAGCCGAGCGTGTTGTATCGCTCGAGCGGAACTCCTCCACTCTGCTCAATCTAGCCATCATTCTCGAGACATTCAGCCGATTCGATGATGCTTTCGTCATCATTAAGGAAGCCTTCGACATGGACCCATGCAACGAATTGGTTGGCAGCACCTATTCCGACGCGCTGATTCGCATGGGACGATGGGAAGATGGTTGGCCGTTGCATGAGCACTATCACGCCGACTGGGGATGGCTGACGCAGATCATTAAACTGTGGGAAGGACCGCATCAGCCACTCGCAGGCAAGAGCATTCTCGTGCTCGATGGCGGTGGCTTCGGTGACAACCTCATTTTCTTGCGCTGGATGGAGCGCTTGAAGCGGGAGGGCGCGCGCGTCTCATACGTGTGCCCACACCTGCTTGCACCTTTACTTCGTAACAATCCTTATATCGATGAAATCATTCCCAATCATAACTATCAATGGGCGGTCAATCCATCTGACTTTGATTACTTCGTCCCCTTACTTGGTTTAGCGCATCGCTTTGGCGCAACTGCTCCGATGCATCTCTGGCATGGACCGTACGTGTTCGCCGACGCCAACAAATCTCATCTGCGTAGCATGTGCATTGATCGTTCGTCCGGTGTTCCGTTGGTCGGCATCTGCACAAAAGCAGGTGAGGGCGCCTATCCGCGCAAGTACAAAACACTCTCGAAGTCCCAAGCACGCCAACTTCTGCAAGCGTCCACGCCTGCCGGTATTCAGTGGGTATCGTTGCAATACGATGAGCCCTTGCCCACCGAGGATAAGGTCATCGTGTTAGAACCAGCTATCAAGGATTGGTCAGATACTGCTGCAATCATCGATAATCTCGATCTCGTTATCACCGTAGATACAGGTGTCGCGCATCTGGCAGGGGCGATGGGCAAGCCTACCTGGCTGATGCTCCCCGGCCGCTCCTCGTGGCCATTTCTACTTAAGCGAATGGACTCACCGTTCTATCCCACGATGCGACTGTTCCGCAACGAGTCACTCGGCCTTGAGCACACGGTGAATTCTGTGGTCGCTGCGCTCGAACATTACAAGGTTCACAAATGAGCACAGCCATCACCTTCCCTGATATCTCCGAGTGGTACACGCCCGAGCGGATTGCCGCCGAGGAACCATCATGGCGAGCAGGTGGAGAGCGGAACGCTTATAAAATCTCAGCACTCCAAGGACAGTTTCCTATCCAGACCATCGTCGAGTGCGGCTGCGGTACAGGGTGGGTGCCGTACTTTCTCAGTCCCACCCATCCATACATTGGACTCGATAAGAACGCTCACATGCTTGGCTACGCACGCGTGCG